GTATACACCGACCCGCTACCTGCGTCGTCGGATCAGATAATGAACATCTCTGGTCCCATGTATCTGAAGACGGGTTACGTCAACCCAGCCCCAACGAGTCTTTATCCAGCTCGCAAATACGAATTTGATGATGGACGCGTTACGTGGCGCCGCGATGGAAGACCTTGGTCATGGGAAGGGAATCAGGTCCAGAGTGCGCTCAACGCATTTTTCGTGAAGAAACAAAATCAGATGCTTCTTTTCCTCATAATTATCGTGATGGCCGTGTATTTTTATTCTAAAATGAAATAACTTTAGGAGCTTGAATTTTAGGGAGAGTCTTCGCCAGCTCCTCACGGGCGGCTTTCACTCGTGTAAGCAACATGGGGCATTCATGCGCCTCAAGTTGAATGCACCTCGCACAGCACTTCGCACTGCACTCCTTGCAGGTTAGGATTTTGTTTTTGTGTTTGCACTGGCTCATCTACTATGTAACATACAATTTCCTTCTTAAAGTGAGAATCATATTTCACAGAGTCTTCTATGATTTCACACAGACCCTTATCACGCGCTTTGAGAACCCTATTCCAAAAGGCTTGCATGGAAGCGAGTCTCTGTGCGAACCACTCGCGATCGCGCTTCACGACGACGACGACGAAGGTTGGTTCGGCCCCCTCCTCCGCAGCGGGCCTGTACTGGATAAAGTCGCACTCTTCGAGGTCTAGGATTTCAAGGAGTAACTGAATTTGCGGAAGATAATAAGGCGGTACCTTGGCCTCAATCTTACGAGTCAAAGGGCACTTTATCTCTATGAGTCGTCCACACTCGGTGACGCCGTCAGCAGACCCCCCTAAAAAGGGGTATACGGGATGCTGAACCAGTCCAATTTCATGAGACTTGCGACCGTACTTGGCGTCGTAAAGATCGCGTGCAACTGGTTCGAGAAGGGTCCCATGGGCGGTGGCTGCATTCCCTTCCCACGCCGTCCTCAGGACTTTCTTTTTCAAAAGAGAATCGGGAGTTTCATACCTATTTTCGCCTATCGCGCTCGCCACGTCACTTGCCGTCAGAAGATTCTCGCGAAGTTTCAGCCACTCCTCGCTCCTCTGCTCTGCGTACGTCGCCCCTATCAGTACTTGGGCCCGTTTTCGGAGGTCCATTCTTATTATTAAAACGAGAATCAGTCTTAAGTACTATTTCGGCCGCATTCTGTTCCGCCTGCTTCTTGGTCGTGGCGAAACCAGATCCACAATCGACCCCATTTACATGGACTGAAATACAAAATTGACCGTTCACCGTGCCGGTGACCGTATAATCGGGTAGAGGGTACTTGAGCGCTTGGCACCAACGCATGAGCTGATCTTTGTAGTTGTCGTCATCGAGAGAAGTCTTGACCTTCTTGAAAGATTCGAAAACGAAATTCTTGGCGTGAACCATACCGAGATCGAGGTAAATGGCGCCTACGAGAGCTTCGAACGCATCCTCCATGATGTGCTCGTTGGTGTTCCACCCATTGCGCTCACCCTTCTCATCCATGAGAATGAGCTTGTCGAGCCCCAGAACTTTAGAAATCTCGCACAAAGTCTTGCCACGGACCATCTTCGTCCGCGCCTTGGTCAGGAACCCCTCCTGTTCCTTCTCGTGTAAATCAAACAGATGTTTTGTGATTATAAATCCTAGGACAGAATCTCCCATAAATTCAAGTGTTTCGTACGAACCAGTCAAACCTGAATAACGCTTCAGGGCTGACTTGTGCGTAAAAGCTCGACGGTACAAGTCGATATTTTTGATTTTGGTGCCAACCAAACTATTGAGTAGGGCCGCACTCAACTCGGGCGGACTTTCAGACATTGTATGTTATATTACACGAGGATTATACTTTTAAGCCACTCCAAATCTAAGCAGAGGGCGCCTTGGCAACCTTTGGGCGGACCTTCTTCTCCTTGGGGGGCGCGTCCGCGGCGGCTGGCGCGGGCTCGGCCTTCTTGGCACGGGGCTTCTTCTCGCTCTCTGGCTTCTCCTCATTGATGTAGTGGGGGTTGATGAACTTCTGGATGTTCAGGAAAGTGATCTGGGTCTCGGCTGGGGGCTGCAGCAGATCCTGCAGGGAAGCATCCAGCGTGATATTCTGACCGTTCTTCAGGTTCTTCTCGGTCACGTAGGTGTTGATGCGGGTCGTCACCTGAGAACGAGAGATCTTCTCATCGGCAGCCAGACCGAGGAAGGTACGCAGCTTCTCAGAAACGCCCAGAGGCTTGTTGAAACCGTTGTTGGCCGCACGAGCCTTGGACTTCTCACCCGTTGGGTCCTCGAGGTGCTGGCGGACCTTGCGCAGATCCTTGCGCACAGCCTTCAGCTCCTTCATCAGGGCATCTAGGGTAACTGGGGAATCGGAAGCCATTATACATTCTCTACAGGTCACGTCTTTAATGCCATGAAAGAGACGACCAAAATCACCACTACAAATGACGACAAAAATAGCAAAAGTTGCCAGTTCTTCTGAAACACTGGCAAACCATCGGACGTGCGTGTGGGACGCGCACTGGGTCCAGAAATCATGGATTCTTTTGGATTTTCAGTAGGAAGATCGCTTGTCGCGAGCATTGTTCCGTAACCACTTGGCAAGTCGGATCCCGCAGACTGACGATATTCTGTATTTAAATTGGGAAATGAACCCATCGTGGGGCACTCTCCAGCACAGCATCCGGGGTCGCATGGACGCACGAGCCCATTTTGGAAATTTATGTATGCACACACCTTCTGAAGAGGATCCACGGGATCTGATAGACACAGGCAACCCTTGTTCATAAATTCAGAACTACAGGTTGTGTTCATTGACATTAAAGAATATTATTGTTTACAGTATAATGGAGTACGCTACACCACAGAAGCTGCCAGACGGTCGTTATTTTCTGAAGATTTCCGGTGCTCGTCATCAGGTCAATGGTCTCGAGCTTCAGGATGACCTCACCGCCAAGACTGTGAACTTCAAGATTGATTCAACTGATCTTTTCTCAAATATTGATGCTGAAATTCTCAGTAAGGCCAAGGAGTCCAAGGTGGCGTGGTTTGGCAAGGAGCTTTCGGACGACACGATCACCAACGCCTTTCAGGAGAGCGTCACAGAGGGCGTCCTCGGTGCGACCCTGATGACGATCAAGGGCTCGATCGTGACTCTTGCATTCGACACCCAGAAGAATCCAATCGATCTTCAGGAGATCAAGGCTGGCGCCAAGTGCGATTGCGTCATCGAGTTGTCAGGCCTGTGGTTTTTGAAGAAGTCGTTCGGGCCCATCTGGCGCGTCATTCAGGTGCGTGTGCGTGGCGCACCCAAGGCCCCCGAGCCCATCAAGGAGTACCTGTTCACCGACGACCCAGAGGCGGCCGAGGCTGATGACCCAGCTGACTATCTGGACTAGTGTCGTCAAAAAATTTATCCGCAACTAATAATAATATGGATCGCAAAGGGCTCGCAATAATGCTTCTGGCTGTGGTTGTGCTCATGCTCCTGTTCGCCCCCAGCCGCAGCAGCTTTATGGATAAGGCTGCCGGAGTCACCGGTTTCAATCTGGGAAATTACAACTACGCCACGTCAGGTGGCGGCTACGGTCACTCTAAGTCTGCGATGAACAAGGTTGACGGCCACGCCGCCCCATACGGTGGTTCGGGCCCAAGCGGTGACGCAGTGTCTTCCGCGAGCCTCATCCCCCGCGATGTTTCTCAGACCGAGGATTTCGGTCAGTTCAGCCCAGACCAGATTCTGTCGGGCCAGAACTATCTGGATCCCCGTTCCCAGATTGGCTACCCAGAGACCGTCGGCGGCGTGCTACGCAACGCCAACCAGCAGTTCCGCTCCGAGCCACTGAACCCCCGCAGCCCAGTGTCCATCTTTAACCTCAGCACCATTCCCCCAGACACCATGCGCCCCAAGTTCGAGATTAGCCCCGAATACCAGTAAAAATTGCGTCAACTACGCGTAAATAAGTACTATGTACTTACTAGAAATGGACTTTAAATCCGCAATGACCGAGTGGGTAGGCCTTAAGAGCCAGCTCGCCGCTGCTCGCAAAGATCTTGGCGTTCTAAACCAGCGCGAGAAAGATCTTCGCAAGTTTGTGACTGAGCACATGAAGAGAAACGAGATCGATACCGTGAAGGTTCAGGACACGGTCAAGGTTAATTTTAAGGTTAAAAAGAGCAAGGGAGCCATCACCAAGGATGTCATCAAGAAAGGTCTTGGTTCCTTCTTCGGTGGTAATGACGCGCAAGTCGAAGGGGCCTTTCAGGCCATTCTGGACGCCGCACCCGTCAAGGAAACAGAGGGCGTTTCCGTTACTGGCTTGCGTACTATTTAGAGAATTCACAT